TGTTAACCAAGTGGTAAGAATCTACGTGTGAACTAGCTGCGTAGTTGGTATCCCGTAGAAATATACCATTGTTTAAAACTGGAGTTGCCATTTAAATTGTTATTTAATTAAATTGGGTTAATTCTTATCGTTTAAAGAAGTTACCACCACGTGGGATTCTTCTTTGTACTGTTTCTTCTTTTTCTACCACAGGTGCAGATGATTGCAGTTTAGCTTGTTCAGTCTTTAATTGACGAACAGTTTTCTCTACTGCTTCAGCTTTACCTTGTTCTCTTACTTTCGTCCTATAACTATCTGGATCTGCAAGTAACCAAAGGGCTTCTGCAATCAGAGGGTAATTAGGTTCAACATACTGATATTTTTCTAGTAGGTGACCTAAAAGGTTTGTAGGGCGACCTGAGATTGATGGATAATTAGGTTGAACCAATCCGTTATACAATAAACCTTGTGATTTTTTGTCTAACTTAAGTCCATTAATCTCAGCTGTTGCAACTGTATTATATACGTTTTCCATATATTGTTGAGCTGCTGCAGCTTGTTGTTGACGCATTTGTTCTTGTTGAGCAAGTCTTTGCTGAACAATTTTCTCCTGCATTGCATCCAGTTTGGGTTTGAATTTCAATGCTTTAGCATTAAGATCACCCCTATCTTTCCATCCGTCAATCTCCTCTTCAATCTCATCTGCATTACCAAAATTTGTTGCACGTAAGTACTCGCGTACAATTTGTTCTTGGTCAGACTCAACTGAAGGATCTAATTCCCGGACTTCTTCGGACTGCGAGAGAATTTTAAAAAGACCTTTAAGATCTGTTCCTCCATCTGCTACATATTTAGCAGCATATTGAAGTTCATGAGGAAGTGATTCAAAAAACTCAACTGGAGTTTCTTGACGAACTTTGTTCTCAATTTCTGCAAAATTAGCCTCTAAAAGTTCTTGATAGTCTTTAACACTATAGTCTTCAAGAGGTTTATCATCATCAAACGGAACAAGTTTTCCAGCCTCAATAAGTTTATTAACTACTTCGGCCATTCCACTTTTCTCAACCTTAGGTCTTCCTGTTTTAGTTTCAGTAGGTTCTTCTTCAGCCGATTTCTTTCTAAAGTCAGCATTAGGATCTACTTCACTAATAACATCGTCAATCTTTACTTCAGGTTTCTTTGACTCAGAGCCTTCTTCATCTGTGTCTTTATCAATAAAGGAGAGGTCGACAGTTGGTTTAGAAAACACACTTGGTTTTGTCTCCTCAGGAAGCATAACGTTTTCTGCTCCCGGTGTACCTAGAAAATCTAAACTATCCAGGTCAATATCTACTTGCTGAATTGATGTAGTTTCAGCTGCAGATGTAGTGTTATCACTCATAATGTTGGTTTATTACATTTATAATATAATTCAAAAGTATAGATTTAAACTTTTAAAATTAACAAGGTAATTTAAAATAAGTGCATATTATAGCAATCACATACTATATTACCTTATTTTTTCTTTTTCTGATCTCCTTTTTTGTCATATTTATTCTTATTTTCTCTAGCAATTTGTAATTGAGTCTGAGCAATATCTCTTTGAGTTGCTAATTTTTGTTGCTCAACTTCCATTTTATCATTGTGCTCACTCATCCTAGAGATCTGTTTTTCTCTCTGAAGATTTGTATTTTCATTCTGAGCATTGACTCTGTTGATCTCAGCCATAGCATCCAGGTAATCAGACTGCATATTCTTATTGATATCCACAGTAGCACCGAATCCAGCTGAACGAATTTGAGCCTCTTGCAATCTAGTCTGTCTGTTAAGATCATTTTGTTGAGCTTCAAATTCTCTCTTGAGACGTTCTTCTTCAGCTTTAGCTTGAATTGCTTGTTCTTGCATTTGTTGTTGCTGTTGCATTTCTTGCTGTCTAATCTGTTGTTGTTTTCTTTCAGTCTCTTTAAGGACCTGAGAAACATCAGGTAATGAATCAGCCATAATCAATTTACCGAGATCATAGATAGATGCACCAGTAGTATTATTATTAATTGCAAGTTGCTTAAGTTGCTCAACAACAGCCCTATGATTTGCTTTAGTAGTACAGAAAATATTCATATCTCTAAGCAGCAAATCGGTGCCATTAATCTCAAAGTTCTTTCTGTCTTCTGCAGAAGTAATATATTGTAGTCTAACAGAAGGTTTAGTAGATTGATAAAACTGAGCTAAGTCAGTTCTCATTTGATGAACTCTTGGCATCAAATAATCACAATGTTGAATAAAGTAAACCTCTGTTTGTGCATATGATGCATTGATGGACTGCTCAATACCAGTTGCTGTTTGTTGACTGATTTGTTGTCCCATTCTTTGAGGAGTAACCCCAATAACTTCAAATGCTTGTTGTTTAAAGTAACCAGCAAGTTGAATACGTGACATCAAACGACTAGTCTGCTCAAGATCAAGTTTTTGATAGTGCTGAAATGCTAAAGCATTTTCAGTATTAGTAATGCTTGTATCTAATGGCAACATTTGAAAATTCTTCATTGCCACATATGCCTTAGCAAGATTGTTCTTTCCCCAATCTTCTCCCAAAGAGTGACGAGGTAAAGCATTCTGATCCAATAAGATAACAGTACCAAGTTCATCAACAAGAATATCCGCTATCTGATTATTTACGATATTATAACCAATTTGAAAAGGCTTCATCAGATCTACCAACGATGTAGATCGAGTATTACGATCTGAGAAAATAGATCCTTCTACAGGAAGCTTACATCCATACAAAGAATCATCACCCTTAAATTGAAATTTTAATGGTCCTACTCTGTTTTGATTAATCCCTAAATAGATAGGGTTAATACCTCCGGGGTTATTAGTTCCCCAATAGGTCGGTCTATTAGGACCAATTTTAACTCCTCCCCAAACTTCATTAATGTAAATCCATTCAATATGTTCTCCGAACACAAGATTATCTTTAGACTTATTCTTAAAGAGATCTGTGTTATAAATTGGTTTATCAGTTACCGCATAAGACTCATCGACGATATCGGTAGTAACTTCTCCCATATCATCAATTTTAGTAAGGTGTCCTACTTTGCGTTGGGACTTCCAATAAACTGTTGTAACTCTTAATAAGTTAGTCATACCCATATCAAGATAGTCTTCACTATCTGACATAATCCAGTTTACAATATCACCTCCCCGCATAACATTATCCCACATAGATGTATACTGACGATATCCTAAAGAAGGCATATCAGTATTCCAATCATGAGATTTTGTACCATCATAGTAAGTACCATCATTTTGATAACCTTGAAGTGGATATCCTGCTGAACGTACTGGATAAATAAGTTCTAATGTTTCCATCTGATCTTCAGTCATTAACCATCCATAACGGTCAATAACATCAGCAACAGTCATCATATCATATTTACCAATCCACTGACCCTGAGATACATAACGTGCATCAGGAGATTTATGATAGAATGTAAGTACTGGATTCCAAAGTTCTACCTCATAATCATCTTCCATCATTCGGAAATGCCAGAACTCTCTATCAGTAATAAGCATATCACGAAAACCTCTTTCTTCAAGCTCATCAATTTTAAATCTTTCAACGTCTACATTGTGTTGATGAGCTGCCCATTGTTCACAAATGGATCGATACGATTTATCAAAAAAGGATTGAATTTCAGGCAATTGTTTAATGTTATCAGGAGACATTGCCTGCTGATATTCTTCTGATTGAATATCAACTCCGTCTTCTGCTAATCGAAGCATTAACTTTTTCTCAGCATCTCTAATAAGAGTTTCTTCGATCTGCTGTCTTTTTAGTTCAAGTAGTTCATTATGAGAAAATTCATCTACTGCTCTGTAGGATATTGCACTTGAACGTTTTGCAAATTCAGCAACAAGCGTATTAATTACATTAGGGATGATTGGATAAAACTTCAACTCAAGTGCTGATGCATCTTCTTTAGTCAAAGTCTCAATCAGATCAGCATATTCATTATCTTCCTCAATGATATAATCACCCTTATCAATAATGCCCTTTGCAAGCTTGTAGTTTTTCATCAGTCGTCTTGCATTACGACGAACCTGTTGCAGTCCTTTCCACTCTAACCAGTCAAGATTCCATGCTGTCCAATCATTGTCTTTTTTAGATCTTGGTAAAAATTGAATGGGCTGATTAAGAGTACCCATTTTATTGTACTCAACCTTAGCTCCTGCTTTGATTTGTAGGGCGTTGTAGATCTCCATATTATTATCTTAAATTTCTAAATGGTTGTTTTGGAACTCGCATTCCTGAAAATCCAGATTGTCCACTTCCAATATGACGAAACGGACTTCTATTTAATTTACTGAATTTATTGTTGTTATCCAAGTTTTTAACCCCAGTCTCCTCATATCGTTTCTTATATCCCCTATTAGCCTGTTGAACCTTTGCAAAAGAGACTAGTGCAGCAAAAGATACAAGACGGTCAACGTTAACTCCGTCTCTATATGCCATCATCTCTTTAAGTAACATGATATCTGGTATTCTCTCTATTCCATATACTGTCTTAAGAGTTTTGCCATTATTATCTGTTTCAGTATGAAGTTCTTCCCTTACAAAGTCGATTGCATAACTTAACATGTGACTTTTAAAAAGAGTGCCTGTATTTTTCCACCCATACTCTTGGAATACATTGGCATTAGCACCAAGATCTTTAAGGAATAAGATCTGAGACCTAGGAACCAAATATCTCTGTTTCTTTCTGTAAATCATATGGTTAATAAACTGACTAATGTTGTTTTCTACAATAGTCCAGGCATTATACCACTCAATAATTAACTCAAGTCTTTCGTGTGTCTTGTTGATATCATCAAATCGACCACACCACGAGGCTACTATTTTGTCTTGTTCAATGTAAGTTTCTATAGTATCTCCGTTGTTTTTTGTTACTTCAACAGGAGTTTTATATACATAAATACTACATAAAGATTCAGAAGACGTAGTTTTTCCCTCCCCAACAGGGTCAACACTTGCGTAATACATTCCAAATTCGGGTTCCTTTACAGGTCTTTCATAAACTACAAGAACTCCTGTTTTATCTTCAGTATCCTTTGTTATAGGGAACTCTCTTATCGGAAGCTTATTACTCTCTGTTACAGCAGGTTCACCTCTTTCATTTCTGTAAATCTCTAAGTGTTCATAGGGGTAGAGTTTATCCTCAATCCTTCTAATCTGAGATGTAACAAGATGTGCAGGAAAAACAGAGACTGTACGAAAATCAAATGCTTCTTTGATATTTCTTGGATGCTGAGAAATACGAAGTTGATAGTCTTGAGGATCAAGTTCTTTTTTCCATCGAGCAAATTGTTCATCTAATGCTGCTAATGCCTCTTTTACTTTAGAGTTACCATACTGATCAATATATGGCGGCATTGACCACTGTTCAGGAATGAACAATCCCGATTTTCCCCTAGTACCGTTTTCATCTATTAGATTAGTTTCAACAGCATATATATCATTTGCCTCAGGTCTAGTGATCATCTTTTTAAGAGGTTCACACTGACTTAAATCACCTACTGATCCTGCGGCTATAAACATACCTGTAGTCATAAAACCTGATTTCATTGCAGGTCTAATGAATTCATATGTTTCATCCATCTTAGGAGCAATACCTGCTTCCTCATGAAAGAAGTATTGACAAGGTCCACCAACACCGTTTGTAGGATCTTTCTCAAAAGACATACCTTGTATTACACCTTTTAATCCTACTTCAGACTTACGTTTCTTTCCTCCTGAATAAGTATCAAGCTCAATCTTCTGTTGCCAAAAAAGAGTTTTATTAGGATTCATTGGACGATACCATGCAGTATGCGTATTTAAGAATGTTTCATATTCATTCAAAAACTTCCAAGTTCCTTTCTCATTTATATAGTCTTTTAGACTTGCTCCCATTTTTAAGGTAACACCTTCTTCAAACCAGATTTGGTTAATCATCTTTCCTGCATGAAAGTAACTCGAAGCAATCTGACGTTTCTTAAGAATTGCTGAATGCACATAATGTAACTCAGCTAATATCTCATAAAGTGCCATGTGATATTGAGCATCCCGTATATCAGCAAATCCAAACTTTTTAATTTCTTTATTGTAGATAGGCAAGAAGTTAATCCACATGTAATAATCTCTGGTCAAATACCAAATTCCATGTTGATCTTTTACTATAACTCCTTTTCTACATTTTGCTTTTTCGGATTCCCAGTAATTTCTAAAATCTTTAGTACCTTCGGGAAATCTGCAGTAAAAACCTAGTTTATTAAACAGTTGAGCCTGTTCATTGAATATAAGTGTGGTCTCAGTAAAATTATATTCTCCTGGTTCCTTAAATATAGATAAAAGAAAATCACGAAATTCTTCTCGTGATGCAAAACTTGTAGTAGTCCAAGAACCACTATCGTAAGTTGGTATGTCTGTATAGAAGTAAGGATTCATTAAATTTGATCATATGCAAGTCCCTGACCACCACGGACATGATTCTTTTGTTCGTCTTGAAGATCTTTTAATGCACCTTTATAGGATTGTCTAATAGCATCAAAGTCTTTAGCCATTGCTCTAATTTGATTGATGTTACCATCACGACCATCCGTAATAGGAGTATTATTCATATAATGAGCAATATTATCCAAAGCTTTTTTAATACCCTCAAATGCTCTCATTGTAGGTGTTTCATACAGCTTTTGACAAAACAATATTGCTTGCGGAATACCAGTATCTTCTGGACTAAAGTTTGCGTCAATCTCAGACAAAATGATTTCTTCCTTATCACTATCCAATAAATTAAAAAAAGGATTCAGATCAGGATTAGGACATGTCATGTAAAATATATACTGATAGATTTTTAAATAATCCTCTGGATATAAGTCCATTATATTTTTTAAAGATGCTAGAGTATAACAATGCTCTGTAGGAACAACTGCATTATTATGAACATCAAATAGTTTTATCGTCATTAGTTTTATTTATTTCGTAATAAAAACAATCTGTCTCTTCACTAATCCATCGATCAGATACTGATTCTACAGATTTAAGTTCTGTATCAACTTTAATTCCTCGTTTATCTATTGGGAAAGGAACTGTAATCCAGTTACTGTCTTTCCAATATATTCTATTGTTTGGTTGACAGAGTAAATATCCCTCATCAGCAACAAGTATGTGTCCGCATTTATAGTCTGAAGGTTCATCTGAATAGGGATTGTTATACCAGTCCACAGTAAACATATAAGTTGCCCATACTTTAGTTCCATCTCGAAGTATTACTTGACATCTTTTGTCACATAAATATTCAAAATTTGTAACGGTTACATTCTCTGAAAAACAATCCCAAAGCTGCTTATAATAAAATGGAACATCTGAGGTTGGCTCAGACAAAAAAATCTCATTAATTGGAACTCTTGATCTTAGCATTCCGTAGTCAGTCATTACATGAAAAGTGAGAATCTTACCAGAAATAGATTGAATACCAAAAGCATATCCGTGATGATAAGTATTTTGATCTTCTTCTCTTTTAGTAAAATGAGAAAGTCTTACTAAACATCTAAACCCAGGAATATTACTATTATGTATTGGCATTTTTTAAATGATTAATAAT